TGACCTTCGTGACCTGACCGCTGGCGATCCACAGCAGACCTGACGCCGCGTGCGAGAACTTGTAGCCGTCGAACGAACCCGTGATGCGCGCGTTGATCAGACCGGTGACGTGGTCGTGCGTCGGGTCGCTCGGCAGCATGTTCACCGTCATGTTTAGCGCCTGCCTGCGCTGCAACGTGCTGACCACGTAGATGTCCATCTTGTTGTTCTGGATGGACGCGTCCGCCTCGTTGCCCATCATCTCCGGCAACGCGATGGTGTTGAGTTCTGCGATCGGCGTGAACGTGAATGGCGCCGACGCCAGCGCACGCGAGATCAGCAGTGGGTAGGAATTGTAAGCCATGTCTTCTGTCGCTCCTCTAAGTGAAACTGTGTAGGTGCCCTAACCGCTGCTGCTGCGTATAATCTAAGCTGAATATTCGGCTTGCACGTTGAAGACGATCTGAGAGTTGCGCCCCGTTGAATCGACGCCCATGTTCGCTGGTTCCTGGATAGCCTTCAAGCTCAAATAGAACGTCGTCCCGATCACCTCATTGAACGCGCCGTCAAGCGCCGTGAAGGCCAACATGATCATCGCCCAGGCGGCTGCCGGATCCGCGGCCGTGCTCAGCACTTGCGCCGTCGGCTGCCTGGTGTTCGCGCTCTTCTTGTTCTGTACGCGCTCGGGCGCCAGCCCTCCGGTCGCGGTCAGTACCAGGTATGGTCCGTTGCCTTTCGTCGCGTCGCCCTTGGGATAGTTCTGCGGCGTCGGCAAGCTGGCCGACCCATAGAAAATGTTGACGCCGGCCGCGCCCACGCCGTTCGTTACCAATCTCGTCGCCAGGTCATCCAAGAACATCGGGCTGATCGAAGCTGATGCGCTGCGCGATCTTCTGCGCTAACGTCGGCTGCGCCTCCTTGATCGGATTCTCTAAGAACTTCGGCCCAGTGCCTGCCGACGTCCAATGAATGCCATGCCCATCTTGTTCTGCTCGTATCCACGAAGGCGGCGAGTGCTCCGAGAGGTGCTCGTGGACGGCCAGCGCGTAGGGCGTCGCCGCGCCGCCGTATGACAGCGTGCACCAGATGAGGCGTCCCTGTCTCTCTGGCGGATTGACGCGCCCGGACGCGCGCAACGTGCCGCCGTCGGACGCCACTGGGCACCGCCGCTTGGATTCCGTCATGATGATCTGCGCCTCGATGAAGATCGCCTTCGCCACGCGGTCAGGGAACTGCTTAGCGATATTCTTCAAGGTCGCGACCATCTTGTCAGCTCCGAGCACGGTCGCTTTCATACAGTCACCAACCTCGGACGCGGCGCCAGCACCTGCTGCAACACGTCCGAGACGCCGATGCTGACGTTCACCCAGTCGAAGCGCGGCTCGCGCACGCGCTTCAGTCCGTCCTTCTGGAGCACCTTGCGCAGCGCGACGTTCTCATAGAGTGCCTGAAGCGAGTGCATGCAGGACTGCTCGTCCATTACGCCGCCGATCACGTTCGTCGTCCCGGTATACGTCGTTGGACAGGGTAAGACCATCGCCGCGTTCTTGCACAACTCTCCTAGGGCGGACCAGTCTGGCACGATCTGAGGAACGCCGCAGGCCATGCCCTCGAACGTCGTCAAGCCAAAGCCTTCACCCTGCGTCGTGGTCAGCTGCACGTCGAAGCAGTTATAGGTATCGCACATCTCGGATTCTTCTGCGCCGTAGAAGGTCGACGGCGTCACGAGCATGACGCGATCAAGCACGTCATAGTATTTCGCCATCCGCACGATGTCGCAGCCCCAGTCGCCGGTCGGCGCCGTGTGAAGGTAGAGATAGGCATCCTGGATGCTGTGCTCCTTGATCCACCTTGCGAAGTAGCGCAGCGTCAAGTCCCAGCGTTTACGAAGCTGATTGCGGTTCACGTTGCCGACGATGAAGACGTCCTTGAACTCGTCGGGAATACGCCGCGCTTTACGCGCTTCAAGCTGATTCTTCGGCTTATAAATGCTCTGATCCACTCCAAGAGATACGACGCTCGAAAAGCCCTTGAAGCCGCCGGCTCGCGCTTCCTGCTGTCCAAACTCGGTCCAGAAGATCGCGTGCGACAGACCGTTCAGCGCGTCGCCCATGCAGTTCACGCCATCCACGGCGACGATGCCGACGAGCGGAATCGCTGCATGCTCTGGAAACGCGTACTCGCCGCTCGAGAGCTTCTGCCGAAGCTGGTTAACGTAGCCCGGGATGTTCCACGGGTCGTTCTGCAACACGACGACGTCTGGCTTGACGAGATCGCACATGAATACAAGGCGGCCTACGCCGAGCGCGTCGCCGCCGGGCGCTGCCGCATAGATCGGGTATGGATAGGCATGCGGGTCACCGCGGTAGTTCAACCCGAGTACGGTCACGTCATATTCCAGACGGAGTCCGTCCAGAACGTAATGCGTCGACTTGGCGAACCCGCTTGGACAGGCCGCGTCTCCGACCCAGAGTAACTTTTTATTCATTGCTGCTCCTACGTATTGTGCCCGAGGAGGACCGTCACCTCAGGTCTCCACACGAACTCGTGGTCCTTCCACCCACACTGCTCCAAGAACTTGCAATCGCCGCCGACGAACGGTTCCCACCGCGTGAACCGATGCTGTTCGTTCGGCAGCAGAAACATCGGCGTGCCTACGTTGCCGCAGTAGACCTTTGGATCGCGCCAGAGCGTGATGCCGTTCGGATACTGCATGCGGAACATGATCGGGCGCCCCTCGGCTTCTTTGATGGCCGATGCCATCAGTTTGCGCGTGCCTGGCGCGTAGACATCATCGTCGTCGATATGCGCGATGTAGTTCCCTTCGGCGAACGGCGTTGCGTAGGTACGTTCCGTGTGCCCCCAGTCTCCTCCGGGCTCGCACTGCACAAAGCGCAGCGGAGGCTCGATCGGCACGAAGGGTTTTGCGCCTACGAGGATGATCTCGTCGCCTTCGCAGTATTCGATCGACTGCAACGTGCGCAGCAACGACGGGCGGCCGATCGATGGGACGATGAACGAGATCAAAACGTGATGCCCCACTTCTCGGCATAGTTTTTCTGCGCGATCTTGAAGCGTCGATGATGTTCCAACACTTCTTCGTGCGACGAACCTTTCAGCGTGGCACTCTTGTAATGTTTGATGCCCGTCTCCACGTTCGTCATGATGGCCGAAGGTGTTCTGGTTCCGCGCCCGTCGATGCGCTGCAGGTAATCCTCGTCTTCATAGTAGCCATAGCCGGGTGAGATACGCTCGTCGAACAGTCCGATCTTCTGCACGCACGTATCGCGAATGAGAAAGCACGCGAAGCCAAGCCCCTCGGCGATGACGAGGTCTGCAGGGCATGCAGCCATCTTCTCCAGTGAGTCGGGCGCGAACGTTACGTCGTCATTCGTGATGACGCGCTGCTCCGGCACGCGCCGAATGAAATAGTTCCAAGACTCAGCGATACCAAGTGGTACCTTTGGCGTATGAACGTGGATTTCATCCACGATGCTGAAGGCAGCCAGCTGAATGCCTTCGGGATTATGTCCATTATCGACGATCCAGACGTCGAAGGGCACGCTGCTCGACTTCAGCGACACCAATAGGTCTCGCAGAAGGTCATACCTCTTGATGACCGGAATGCACACGTTAATCATGCGAGCTTCTCCTTGAGAGTTGCGACTGCTGCTTCTACTGCCCGTGCGTGCGTGCCTGCCCAGTACGTTGGGTCTCGGTCCCAAATCTCGTGCTGCTTGCCGTCGAGGAACGTTCTGTCAGGATTGAATCCCGCCCACTCGTGCGCGATTTCGACCTCTGACAATATCACGCAGCGATCGAACGCCGCCATGACGTCGCGAAGATAGATGTCGCCCCAGTAGATCGTCGGATCCCAGACGAACCCGAGGGCCTCGGCCGCCTTACGCGAGATAGTCGAGAAGGGGTAATGAGTTTCGTTATGCGCCTTCACGCCGACGTTGAACAGTCCATCGGGATGCTTGTTCGCCTCGGCCAGAATCAGTGCAGGCCAGCCAGGCGTCTTGAACACCATGTCGTCGTTGCCGCACATCAGCACGTCGCCAGATGCCTTCGCGAACATCTCGTTAAAGAACACCGGCAAGCTCTTATAGCCTCCGAAGCGTGGCCCGACGACGATCTTGTGCCCGCCCCATGCTAACAGGAAGTCGCGAGTCTCCATGTCGTCTTGATCGACGCGAAACACCAGCTCTGCATCTGGACCGTTGCCCGTCGTTTCGTCAAACGACGTGATCAACGTGCGGAGCCGTTCGATGCGCTCCCGGGTCGGCACGAGTACGGAGACCTTCGTGAACATCAGTGCCCTGCGTAGGTCAATCCACTCGCCGCGGTCAGCACGCCTTGTGCGGCCGCTTCTTCCTGCTGTTTCCGAATGCGGACGTCCTCGTCCCACTCCGCCTTCGCCCAGCCTTCGGACACGAGAAAATCGAACATGTCCCGTTTCACCTTGAACATGTCCTCGACCGTGCAACCATGCGGCCGGACTAAGACTTCGTCCCGTGCCGAGAATCCAACGATCCACTGGTTGTCGTAGTTATAGTCGAGGATGTCGAGTCCGCTCTCCTGCGGATGCGTCCACCAGCGGCTGCCTGGATATGGGATGCCGACGGCCAAGTTGCATGAGTCAAGGTACGGCTTGACGGACTTCAGCCAGTCCATCGTCTCGTGCGCGGTCTCAACGGTTTCTCCCGCGAGGCCGGCGACCAAGAACGCGATAGTGTAAAATCCGTGCTTCTTGGCGTTGATGAGCGCCGCCGTGTTCTGCGCGACCGTCGTACCCTTCTGGTTGGCGTCGAGCACGCGCTGTGAGCCGGACTCGATGCCGAAGCACGTGACCTTGCAGTTCATCAACTTCAAGCTCTCGGCCACGTGATCGTCCATCGTGTTGACGCGCGTATGGATGCGAGCGGCAAAGCTATCCTTGCCAAATGCTCTGTGGACGTCCTCTGCCAGCTGCCGCAGCTTCGTCTTATGCAGCGTGTAGGTATCATCCTGAAATTTGAACATCCGGACGCCCTTGTCCATCACCTGCGCCATCTCGGCGATGATGTTGTGACTCGAGCGATAACGCGGCTTCTGTCCGATCCAGGGCGTCGAGCAGTAGGTGCACTTATATGGGCACCCTCTCGTCCCGATCAAGGACATTACCGCGCCGCTGGCGTCCGGATACGCCGCGTTTGGGAAGAACTTATGCTTCATCACCGCCACGCCATCATTGTAGATATGGTCGTGCGGTAGCAGGTCCCATGCGGGAAACGGGATGGCATCCAGGTCCATCGCGTCAGCCTTGTCGCCGTAGTAATATGGCTGAAGCTTGCCGGCATCCCAATCGGACAGCAGCTGCAGCGTCGCGACCTCACCCTCCATCACGACGACGGCGTCGAACAGCTGTCGGCCATCAGCAGCTCGGTAGTCGCGTCGTTCACGCAGCGTACCTTTGTAATGATAGGTATCCTGTCGCCCAGCCTCTTTCACCTCGCGCGGCTCGTAGGATGGATGAGGCCCACCAGCCACGAGCAGAGCTTCAGGCCGACGATCCTTGATGTACGCGGCCAGCTCCAGCGCCTCGCCGAACTGCGGCGTGCAGAATCCGAACATGTGGACATCGGAGTCCATGACCTCTTCTGGAAGATGGATATTGCCCTCATAGCGCTTGTCGAGCATCGACGTGACAACCACGTCGTGGCCCTGATCACGCAGCAAGCCCGCGATGTAGAGCACGCCGAGGGGGATGTTCGTCTTGCTATCCGCAAGCCACGGCGACGAGGGCAGAATGCAGTGAATCTTACGTCGTGAGATCTTGCGCAACGGCAGACCAGAGGTCGTGACCGTTGCGCACGAACCTTCGCCGCTCATCTGGTACGCCGAACTTGCGAGAGAGATGACTTTAGACATTGGTTATGCCTTTTCCGTTGACACGTCCGCGTGGCTTGAATGCCGGCGGTCGAGTGGATGCTGGCGTTTACGAAGAGCAACGTTACAGAACGAATAGTTATGAACGAAATCACCTCGATACGCAAGATCCGTATCACCGATGAAATCTACCAAAAACCGCTCCGGTAGCTCCTTTACAAATGCCTCGTTATAGTCCGTCACCTGTAGATGCCGTGAGATGCTCTGCTCGAAGTGCGCGGCATCCTTAAAGTAGTCCGAGGTGACGAAGATCAATCCGCCGGGCTTCGTGATCCTGATCAACTCCCTGAATGCCGCGTCGTGATCGTCGACGTGCTCGATGGTCGAGATGCACAACGTCACGTCGAACTTCTCCGTCGCACCACCCCAGCCGATCCCAGGTCGTGGCGACATGTCTTCGACAGGAATGTTATATAA